ACGTAGATTTATAAAACAAGCTGATAAAGCAGGTAGAAGAGCTAAAAAAATAAGAGATATAAAAGAAAGAATAGATTTAAATTCACAAACACAATCTTTAATATCTGAAAAAATAGCAACACAAGCTCTTAGAGGCATTGTTATGAATGAATTTACAACAAAGCATGAATTAGATACTGTTATAGATCAATATGATGAAGCTGTGTATTTTGCTGATTTAGAAATATTATATGATTTAAATGCTAGAGATTTTAGATTAGCTGGAGCATTGGCAGCAAATACAGCTAAAATGGGCCAAACATTATTAAGTGGTATTGCAACAGGATATATGGCAGGTCAATCTAAGTAGTTCAGCAGGACAGGGTTTTTAAATTATGGGACAAATTAAAATAGTTAGAGGACAAATAAAATCACAAGCAGGTAGTGATATTAAATTTAATCCAGGATCAGTTGCAAACATTTCACCTCTTTCAGGATTAGCTGAAATTGTAAATAAATTTGCTATAGCAAAAAAACAAAGAGATGATCAAGTAGAAAAAGAAAGAGTTACTATGAAAGTGGGAGATGAAACTGCTAAAGCTAATAGGCGAATGTATGAAGCTTTTTATGAAATAGCATCTAATCCAGCTAATGCTGAATTATCACCTGACGAAATAAAAAGAATGAAAAATAAAATTGTGCAACAAGAAGATGCTTATGCTAAATCACTTTTGAAAAATGATCCAGCTGTTGGACAACGTTATCAATCTAATTACCAAACAGTTATGGTTAACAATTTGCAAAAATTTGATTCTATGAAATCTAAATTTCATAAAGTTAGAGTAGGTAATTATATTGATTCTAGTAGCAAAAGTGCTAAAGATAGTTTTTCAACTAAGTCGACATACACAGGTTTATACGGAGATTTTCTACAAAAGCTAAATGGTTCTTCTACTTTGGAACTTTTAGCAATAAGTAATCAATATCCTTTCAATAAACAAGATTATGAACAAGGGCTTGGTACTGCATACTTAAATAATTTTATTAAATTTGTAGCTGATAAAAAGGGCAACGCTATACCATTAAGAGATGATCAAGCTTTAAATTATCAAGCTATTTATAACAGAATAAGTAAAATACCATATGGTAGCGAAGAATATAAAAAGCTTATAGATCCTAACACAAATATTACTAGAAAAACATGGAATGAATTTGTTGAAGATATTAATGAATTTAATACTACACAAAGACAAAATGATCAAAGAAATGCAGACGACATAAATCTTAAAGGTCAAATAAAATTTGACAAACTTTTTTCACCAGAAAATCAAGCTGCCTTAAACAATCTTAAAATAAAGGACATATTAGAATATCCTTGGCAAAATGCAGAAGGTCTTACAACACGAGATAATATTATAAAAAAAGTGCGTGAATATAGAAAAGGTATTTTGAAATTAGATTTTACTGATATTGATTTACTTAATGAATTAGATAAAATAATTTTTGCTAAAGATTCTAAGGTAGATAGTTATGATGCACCAACAATAACAATAAGAGATAAAAATGCCCAAATTAGAACAATCCCAGGCGTTAATAATGATCAGCCTTTAGAAAATGTTTCATTAAGAGATTTATTAGGCAAAGGTCTTGATAAAACATCTTTTGATGAATATGGCGAATATTTTTCATCAGATGCAAATCTTAAAAGTATAACTGCTTTACATAGAACAGAACTTTCTAATATTATTAGTCAAATAGAATTTAATATATATCCAGAAATAGGTAGGGTATTAAATCCTGAAGGTAATTTAGAATGGATAAAAACACAACAAGAGTTGCGTCAAAGATATAAAGAATTAAGAAAGAAAGGTATTCCACATGATGAAGCTATAAAATTAGATTTTAGAAGTGCGGACTCTATATTTCATAATATAGATCAAAGATTTAAAGATCCTATAGGTAATATTAGCAAAAGTACAGCAACTACAGAAAAACCTTCAACTGAAGTACAAAAGTTATACAATGATCCCTCTTTAAAAAATCAAAAAGATTTTTATGATACTTATGGTGAAGATGCTTTTAACAGAGCTATTAATGAAAACAGAAATGTTTTTGACGAAGTTTATAATCCAAGACTTAAAGGATTCCAAAGTTTTAATATTCAACCTACGCAAAATATTGTAGAACAAGTAGCACAAGTTGCAGAAACAGAAGGTGGTTTGTTTGAAATACCACAATTACTTGGAGTAGACCCTCCACCAGAAAATGCAAGTGAACAAGAAAAAATGGATTATGTTTTAGACTTAGGTATGCAATATGTAGGCTCTTTAGGTCCAGTAAAAAGAATAGATAAATTAATAGGACCATTAACTAAAATATTTAACAAAGCTGTTGGAAAAAGTGTAAAAAATCCAACTGCAAAAAAACACGCTTTGGCTTATGAAATTTTTAGAAGAAAGGGAAAAGACATTGGTGCAGAAGTAGACGACTTCGAAGATTTAACACCTTTTATAAAAAATCCAAACAAAACAATGAACGAATTCCAAGTAAAAGATTTTATAGAATTTGTTGATGAAGGAGCAGAAGTTGTTGTTAAAACAGATAATGCTAATAAATTGGTTGTAACAATTACTAAGATGATAGAAAACCCACGTAGCTATAGTTCTCCTCGAAAATTAAAACCTAAGAAAACACAAATAACTAATCCTACACTGCAAAAATTAATTGATAAAGGTTATAAGCTTAAGGAATCTGATATAGGAATAGATGTAGAATAATGGCAGATATATATATTCAAGAAGAACAGCCTAACTATGGAAATACTGATAATATATTTACACCTAATGTTGATCCTTTTACAAAACAAGAATCTATTTTTACACCTGATGTTGATCCTTTTTCTCCAGGCATTAATAAAGAAATTTATTCTTCTGCATTAGAAGATCCTAATGCTAGAGGAAGAATTGCACAAGATAGTAGAGAATATTGGAATAATGTTATAACAGATATGAAAAAGTTTGCTTTGGGTGAAGACGAAAAATTAGATTTTTACGAATATTTAAAAAAAGGATATGGGGTAAGCACACTCAATCTTGCTGTGCAATTTCATTCTGATCAAAAACTTGGTGTTGATTATACTAAAAGTTTTAAAAGCACATATGAAGATCCAGGTTTTTTAGAAATAATAGCAGAACAAGGTGGTACTATTTTAGGAGATCTTGGTACTTTGGGTATAGGAGCTACGCCTGGTTATCTATTAAGAATGCCTACAATAGGAGCTTATGGTGCTGGTTTTGTTACAGAATCTATAAGAACTACTTATTTAAAAGCATTTGAAAGAGGTGATGTAGATACTTTTGCAGAATGGTGGGAAATATGGGCAGAAGAAGGTAGAAAAGCAGGACACGAAGCAGGAATGACTTTAGGTGCAACTTTTGGTGTACCAAAAATTTTTAGGTGCAAAAGGATTTTTACAAAACTATTTAGGTCAAATGGCAACATTTCATGCTATGGGATATTACTACAATGATCATATTCCTAGTAAAAAACAAGCAACAGCAGATGCTTTTATGTTTGGAATATTTAATGTAAAAAGAATTAATTTACAAAAAGCTATTAAAGAAAAAGGTATATTAGAAGGCAAAACAGTAACACAAGTATTAGAAGATATAAAATTTAATAAACAAGACTTACAAACAGTTATTAGTGAAAATNGTGTTACTTTTAAAAGAAAAAAAGATGGAACATATGACAGAAAAAAACCACAACCAGAAATAATGGAAGTTACTTTTATTGATGAAACAGGCAAAGTGTCTGGTAAAAAAGATACTAGGTTAAGTCTTGAAATAGAAGAAGCACAAGCTGTTTATGATAATAAAATAAAACGAGATTTAGTAGAAATAACAGAAGAAGGAACAATTAAAGGATTTGGTGGCGACAAACCACAACGTATTACAGTTACAGAAGGCAAAGTTGAAGGTAAAAAAACAAAAACTCAAAAAGAAAAAATATTTGATGAGGCTATGGACAAATTGCAAGATACTATTGTAAATGAACAACTGCCAAAAAATAATTCATGGTTTCAAGGTTTCAAAAAAAGAATAAAAGAAAAAGGTGATGAAGCTAAATTTGGTTGGGAAAAATTTTCTATTCTTTGGAGAGATAAAAGGCAAACAGTAAAATCTATTAGGGAAAGATTTGGTTTAGATACTAAAGATATAGATGTATATTCTAGATTAAGATTAAATGAAGCAGCAGGTGATTATGCTGGTAGTTTTTTAACTTTTGGCGTTAGGGATATAAATGGTAAAATTGTTGCACCTGGGTTATATACTATATTACAAAAATATGCAAACACTAAAAAAAATGCAGAATCTTTAAATCAACTTTTAAAGTCTGAAGGATTACTTTACAGGTATAAACAAGGCAAACAAAAACTCACAAAAGAACAACTTAAACTACATCAAGATCTTGTAAATAATGCGTCTACTAATTTAAAACAAGCGTCTAAAATATTGCAAGATTGGCAGCGAAAAGTTTTAGAATATGAAAGAGATTCTGGACTTTTGTCTAAAGCAGAATTTGAAATTATGACAGAAGTTAATAAATATTATGTTCCTTTGCACAAAGTTATAAGTAAACCAGAATCTTTTGCTGGTAAAAAATATTCAGATATTGTTACACATCCGTACGATAAATATGTAGGAGGTGATCAAACTGTAATAAATCCAATAGAAACAATAATACAAAATACTTTATATAAAGTAAGATTAGCAAGAATAAATCAAGGTAATAAAGAATTTTTTGACAAAACATATGAAACTGATAAAAGTAAAGTTCCAGAAGTTTTAGGTAAAAGAAAATATACTGTTAAAGATATTAAAGTTGAACTTGAAGATATATCTAAAGCATTTGATGTATCGCCAGATCTTTTAAGATCAGCAGGTGTAGAAGGATTTACAATATTCAAAGATAAAAAAGGTTTTACACTAGCTGAAAATGAAATAGCTGTAAAACGTGATGGATTTATAGATATATATACAGTTTCAGATGAACTTGCATCAGCTTTAAAAATCGAAAATCCTTATGTAACAAATAGTTTATTAAATTTTGAAATAATGAAAAAACAAACACAAGTTTTAAAAGCTGGTGTTACTGTTGATCCTGAAATGCAACTGAGAAATTTATTTAGAGATACTGTAGTCAATGCTATCTATAGTAAAAATTTAGATAATTTACCATTTTATACATCTTTACGAGGTGCTTTTTTATATTTTGGGAAAGAACCATTTAGTTTTAAAATGCCATCATTAAAAAAACCTTTCGATATTTTTAAAGATGATCCTAATAAATTTTTACTAAATGCTAAGACTTATGGTCTTACAAGACAAACTTTTTTACAATTTGATAATGAATATTTTGCTCCAGAAGCTAGACAATATTTTGAAAATAGAAGATTTTTAAACCAAATAGAAGGTAAAGATAAAAAACTTGCTTTAAAACAACTCTATAATTCTATAGGTGATTTTTCTGAATCTATATCTAAATTAGGTGATATGGAGCTTACTTTTAATAGACTAAGAAAAGATAATGTTAGTTTTGAAAAAGCTATGGAAATAGGAGCATTTGAAGCAAAAGACTTAATAGATTTTTCTAAACAAGGTTTAAAAACACAAGCTATTAATCAAACATCAGCTTTTTACTCACCAAGAATTTTAGGAACTGATAAAATGTTTGAGGCATTTAGTACACGATTTACACCAACAGCAATAAAAGCTTATCTATACATAACTTTACCAGCAACTATAAATTGGCTAATTCATCATGATGATCCTGATTATCAACAATTATCAGAATATCAAAAATACATGGGTTTTAATTGGAAATTGCCAGGAACTAATAGTTTTTTACATCAACCAGGACCATTTGAAACTTATCAATTATTTGGTGCTTTACCACAAATTTATTTAGAATCTTTTAAAAGTGGAAATCCTGAACAATTTGAACGATATAAAAATGCTTTTTTTATAAGATGGGCAGGTGATTTCTTTTCAACTACAACACCAGATACTTATAGATTAGCTTTAGAACTTACTACTAATTACAGTTTATTTTACAAAAATGATATTGTATCAGAAAGTCAAAAAAGAAAATATGGTATTTTCGAAGCAACAGGTTCTACATCAGAAACAGCAAAACAAATTAGCAGAATTTTATTTAAATATGAAAAAGATTTATCTGCACAAAAAATTGACTATACTATAAAAGCAACGACAGGTGGTTTAGGCAGATTAGCATTAAACATATCTGATTTTGTATTAAAAGAAACAGGTGTATCACCAAAACTTGATACATATTCTGATGATTGGATTGATAATTTATCGTCTACATATGTTATTAAATCTTTTATAAAAAACAATCCTGGTCTAAGTTCTGAACCTGTTACACGTCTTTGGTCTTTATATAACAAAGTAAGAGAATTTCAAAATAGTTATAGTTTTCTAGAAAGTCAAGGTAGAGTTGATGATATAAAATTGTTACAAGAAGAAAGACTTGAAGATTATGTAGATTATCTTTCTATAAAAGATAGTGTAGATGATATTAACGAGCTTAGAACTTTAATACCATTAATTCAACAAAGTGATAAATTAACGCCTAATGAAAGATATGAAAAACTAGAACGAGTTTATCAACTAATCATAGGAGTATCTTTAGATGCATTAAAATATAGAGAAATACAAAGAAAAAATTATGGTTTGGAAATAGGAAAAGAATAAATATTATGATAAAATAGTAGAGGAATAAGTATATGGCAATATCAACAACGATTATAAAAAACAGTTATTCTGGTGATGGTTCTAACGATACCTTTGCGTATCAGTTTAAAATCACTGCAGAAGCAGACTTACAGGTTATTATAAGATCTGCAGCAGGTACAGAAACTGTTAAAACTCTAACAACACATTATACAGTTACTGGTGTAGGAACTGCATCAGGGGGTAATGTAGTATTTACAGGGGGGAATATCCCTACAGCTACTGAAACAGTAGTTATAAGAAGATCCACAACTCAGACACAAACACTTGATCTTGTTGAGAATGATCCATTTACAGCAGATTCTGTAGAAGGTGCATTTGATAAGAACCTAGCAATAGCACAAGAACTACAAGAACAAATAGATAGAAGCATAAAAATTTCAAGAACAAATACTATGACCTCTACCGACTTTACCACATCTGCAAGTGATAGAGCAAGTAAAATTCTTGCCTTTGATACAAGTGGTGAAATCTCAGTAACACAAGAATTAGGCACATACAAAGGAACAGATGCTACTGTTACAACAGAGGCATATGTGCAAAGAGATATAATTAAATCTACAACAGCAGGACAACTTAACAATGTATATATTTGTGTAGCAGATGCAGTTGTAGGAGATTCTTTAACAGATACAGATCATTTTGAATTATTAGTAGATGCTGTAAGTGCAGCAACAAGTGCTACAAACGCAGCTAGTTCTGCTACAGCTGCAGCATCATCAGCTACAACAGCAACAACTAAAGCATCTGAAGCAGCTACAAGTGCAACCAACGCAGCTACATCAGCTAGTACAGCAAGTACACAAGCAAGTAATGCTTCTACTAGTGCAACTGCAGCAGCATCAAGTGCAACCTCTGCTGCCAGTAGTGCAACAACAGCTACAACTAAGGCATCAGAGGCATCAACATCAGCAACTAATGCTGCAACAAGTGCTACTAATGCTGGTAATTCAGAAACAGCAGCAGGTACAAGCGAAACCAATGCTGCATCCTCAGCTACAGCAGCAGCTTCTAGTGCAACTAGTGCTAGTGGTAGTGCTACAACAGCGACTACAAAAGCTAGTGAAGCAGCAACAAGTGCTACTAATGCAGCGACTTCTGCAACTAATGCAGCAACTTCTGAAACCAATGCTGGTAACTCAGCAACGGCAGCGGCATCTAGTGCAACAAGTGCAGCATCTAGTTTTGATAACTTTGATGATAGATATTTAGGAGCTAAAAGTTCTGATCCAACAGTAGATAATGATGGTGATGCTCTAGTTACAGGTGCATTGTATTTTAATAGTTCATCAAATGAGATGAAAGTATATGGTGGCTCTTCATGGGCAGCTGTAGCACCTACTGCAACAAATGCAAGTGACATTACAACAGGTACACTAGCTGATGCCAGACTTAGTTCAAATGTAACATTAAATGATGGCACACAAACACTTACAAACAAAACAATTAATGCTTCGCAGTTAACTGGAACGATTACTCCTAGTGATAATACAGTTACGAATGCAAAGATTGTAGATAGTACTATTCAGTTAGCTAAACTCTCTGCAACAGGAACTAAAGATAGTACAACTTTCCTAAGAGGAGATAATACCTTTGCAGCAGCTGGTGGTGGTGGTAAAGTTTTACAAGTTCAAAATATGACTACAACTGCACAAACAGCTACAACAAGCACTGGCTTTGTTGTTACAGGATTAACTGACACAATAACTCCAAGTGCAACTACAAGTAAAATTTTAATATTGGCAACAGGACATACAACATGTACACAGGAAAACGACCGTTCACCAGAAATGTCTATTACTATTACAAGAGGTGGAACTAATTTAGGTGGAACAAATGGAATGCAAGGACTTGACATTGGCTCGGTTCAAGAGGTTGAAGCACCTTGTTCTATAATTTATCTTTGATTCTCCAAGTTCAACATCTACATTAACTTATTGATGTTCGTATTAAATCAAGTAATAGTAGTGGCGAAGTTCAATTTAATAGTGGCAGCAGAAAAGCATCTTTAACTTTAGTTGANATAGGAGCATAAAAGGAGATNAATTATGACAGATATAATAAAAGCAATCTTAGATTTAGCCCCAAATGCACAAGTAAGTGTAACTAACGAAAGTTTAGATAGTATTATATGGCATGATGGTAATCCAAATNATATTACCAATGACCAGATANCTGCAAAACAAGCAGAGCTTCAAGCAGATTATGATGCAAAGCAATATCAAAGAAATAGAAAATTAGAATATCCTAGNATTGAAGACCAACTAGATGACATGTATCATAATGGTATTGATGGTTGGAAAGAAACAATTAAAGCAATAAAAGACAAATATCCAAAACCATAGGAGGCTAAGTAATGACAGGATTTGATAAAATATTAGAAAGATTAAATCAATTAGAAGATAGGATGCAAGATCTAGAAGATGCTATACAAATAGATGATCCTGAAGATGATGATCTATACAGCACAGAGATTATAGCAGAAGATGCTTATCCTGAATGTGATTGCGAAGAAGTTTGCGAGGAATGTGATGCCTAATATGATGACTAATAACGAGCTTACTGTAGAGATAGAGCGTATCAAAGGTGATATGCGTCTTATACAGAAGTCTATAGAAACTATAGAGAAGAATCATTTACGACATATAGAAAATGATGTGGCAGCTATTAAAAAAGTTTTATGGACTGTAGCCGTTATTGCAGGTACACAAATGATAATAGTTATTAGAGAATTAATGTTGAGAGGTTTATAATGTTTGGATTGTTAGGAGCAGTATTTTCAACAGCAGTAGATTGTTTTAAACAAAGACAGGAGACTAAAAAGTACGAAGCTATGGCAGAAAGAAACCATATGTATCGTATGGCTCAGGGGGAGATAGACTATCAAGCACAAGTAAGAGCAGATAACAACAATGGTTGGAAAGATGAGTTTGTTCTTGTTATTGTGTCATTACCGATCTTGGTACTAGCATATGCAGTATTCTTTGGTGATGATATGATGAAAGAAAAACTTAATCTGTTCTTCGCATATTTTAATGGGTTGCCACAATGGTATCAGTGGTTACTTATAGGTATTTTTGGAGCAATATAAGGACTTAAACCAGCAGCAGGTATGTTTGGTAAGAAATGAGAATACTATCAATAATTTTAATTATACTGGGAACATGTGCCTGGTTATACGGGTGGGTAGCTTATGCGACAGATAATAGTGTATCTAATCAGACCAATACTTCAGGCTCTAACACATCTATATCAGGTGGTTACACGTCAACGACCACGAATACATACTCAGGTGGTCAGACTAACACCACGACCAATAGCACGAGTAACACGACAGAAAGTCAAGCAATACCAGTAAGCTCTGCAATAGCACCTTCAATGAGTTCTTATTCACAGGATCTATGTGTAGTAGGAGTTAGTGGTGGTGTCCAAGTAACTGGATTTGGAGTAGCTGGTGGTACATTCATTACTGACGAGAACTGCGAGAGGATGAAACTATCAAAGCTCTTATACGATTTTAATATGCGAGTTGCATCAATCGCAATTCTCTGTCAGGACGATAGAGTA